GATACAGAAGCACCATCAGCTCCTTATGTAAACGGCACTGATATCTCTGGAGCTACAAGAATATTAGTGTATTGGGATGCATCTACAGACAATGTAGGAGTAACAGGCTATGCAGTATATAAATCAACAGATGAGATAAATTATACTTTAGGAAACACTACAACTGGATTATCTTTAGCTGTCACCGTTAATACTGCTCAACTTACTTACTTTAAAGTTAAAGCCTATGATGCTGCTGGTAATTATTCAGCTTACAGTAATATAGTAGTTGGATGTAATGATAATGGTAATCCTTGCTTTTAATAACTAATAAACATTAAACAGTAAAATGGGAAAAATATGAAAACAATAATAATGTACTACATTTTCAGGAAGAATATATTAATAAGAATCAATTTAATGGTGTTATTAATGTAGAAGATGTAACAGAAAGTAATTGGAATTTCTTTTTAGAAGGAATTAGGCAGCAGATAGTCGGATAGTTCGACTATGCTATTTATAATTAAATAAAAAGAGGTATTAAAACATAAAATGAGAATAGATAACGCAACAGGAAACTTAGCATCACTAACAGGATCATTTAACGGATCAGCATCCTTAACAGGATCATTTAACGGATCAGCATCCCTAACAGGATCATTTAGTGGATCTCTTAGAGGCAGTAACGCTAGCATTATTAGCACGACAGATAAAAGATATGTAACAGATGCTAATTTAACTGTTATTGGAAATACAAGTGGATCAAATACAGGTAACAATGCTATAAATACTCTTTATAGTGGATTAGTATCAAACGCAACTCATACTGGAGATGTAACAGGATCTACTGTTTTAACCATAGGACCTAAGAAAGTTACATTAGCAATGATGGCTGATGGTGTAGATGGTGAGTTAATTACTTATGACGCTAATGGTGTAGCAGCGAAAGTAGCAGTTGGAACAGCCGGTCAAACCTTAACATCTAACGGACCAGGCCAGCCACCTACATTTCAAAACAATGGAGTAACTCTTACAAAGACAATAGTAATAGAATATCCAACAAATACAGAAGATATTTGCTTCTGGTTTACACCGGTAGCTATAACAATCACAGAAGTACGTGGAGTAATAGTAGGAAGTGGATATGTTACAATAGATCCAGATCACTCAACAAGCAGGTCAGCAGGAGGAAATGATATTTTTGGGTCACCAAATATTGTATCGTCAACCACTGCGGGGGACACCTGGACTTCCCTTCAGGATGCTACAGTACCGGCGAATAGTTGGATTAGAATGAAGACAACCTCTGTTTCAGGAGCACCAACACAACTAACCGTAACATTTACATACACAGAAGATTAAATTAAAGTTACAGAAGTATGGCAACTAAACTATCCTATACGGACCACGGAAATTTCCTAAACCTGTCTGGCAATTACGGTAACTCCTTTGAAATAGACTACCCTACAACAGTTAAAAAAGGAGATTTACTAGTAGCTGTAATGTTCGGGGACGCCTCTGCAATATCCTACACCACTAAAAATGGCTGGTCACTTATTGCTAACAACAACCCAGATTCAGTAGCTTTAAAGTATGCAGTATATACTAGAGGAGCTATCGGTACAGAAGGAGGGACTACAGAGACCTTTGGAACAACTATTAGTTTAAGCTCTAGCAGGGTAGGTGTGATGTATAGATTTGGAGGAAGTGATGGAGCAGGACACGTAACCGGAGACATATATGGAACAACTAAAACAGCATTAGATACCTCTGACCATAACGCGCAAATCGCAACCTCTAACAATAACCCGGATAATGCTGATGCTTTAGCAATTCAGTTAAATATAGCAAAGAATCAATATACCTATATTTATACATACGGTGGATATGAAGAACAAGAAGCCGCCTCTGTAGGTGTTTATTTTGGCGGATTTGAAGTAGCCACACAGGCAGTTGACGATAATGATTCAGACGGATACGTAAACTGGAATAACAGTGGTGCACTTGCTTTGCAAGTATCTTTCTTCGCTTGGGCAACAGATGGGCAAGGAGTAAGAAACAGAATGATAAATATAACATAATGGTACAAGCAACTATTAGTAATATAAAAAACCGTATATATAATTTTGACAAATGGATAGTACTTCTGCTAATTACAATGCCTTTAACTTTAATAGCATTTGATGATTGGAACGTGAGAACAAGCATAAGCAATTACGTATATATGGAACACAATCAGGTATACTACTTCCTGTTAATTATAGGTTCTACCATGTTTGCATACAATGGAGCACTCTGGCGTAAGAATTATCAAATGCTATTAGGAGCAACGCTGTTAGGAGTGGCATTAACGCCTCATAAAGACTATATTGTATCTCATGCAGTGTTTGCAGGATTGTTTTTTATAGGGAGCATCTTTGTTATGATTTACCACAGTTCAAAAGAGCAAAGAATTTATAAGGTATATGTAGGCCTATTTATAACTGCAGCAATGCTACTGCACTTTGTAGCTAACGCGTATAGTTTATTTTATGCGGAATGGTTAGGAATTGTTCCAATAGCAGTACATTATTTAGGAGAAAGTAAAGGAATAGTAGATTAAATAAAAATAAATAAATAAGTTATGAAAACACAAAAAATAAGCCCGGAATTCTTAGAAAGATTAAATGAATCTTCAAAACGCAATGAAGCATTAAACACAGAGTTAATAGTACTGTCTAAGTTAGAGTTTGAACTTACTAAAAGAAAAGTTCAAGCAGAACACTACTACAGCGAATGTGTAAAAGCAGACAATCAAATTGCAGAAGATATAGAGTTAGAATATGGAAAAATACGAATAAATCTAACAACAGGAGAATACGAAATACAGGAATAGTTTAAGGTGGGTTTAGAGGAATACTGGATATTTATATAGGACGAGGTAGGAACAACAAACAGATGGCTGTTTAGAAATACTTTCGATATTTATAATAAAATTAATACTTAATAAAACACAGACATGGCAGAAACATTAATTTCTCCGGGCGTATCACTAAGAGAGCAAAACATTGCATTCTCTCAACCGATACCAGTAGAAGCAGGAGCAGCATTTATAGGTCCGACAGTAAAAGGAAATGTTGAGGTTCCGACAACTATAAGTTCTTACGGAGAGTACCAAAGAAAATTTGGAACTACCTTTGAATCGGGTTCAACAACTTGTGAATTCTTAACATCTATTGCTGTTAAATCCTACTTTGAACAAGGAGGTAATGTTGCAATAATAACAAGAGTTGTAAGCGGATCTTTTACACCAGCAGAATCTACAAATATAACTGCAAAAACAGGATCAGCAAATCCATTTAAAATTGAGACTTTAGGAAAAGGTGTAATATATAATACATCAACCGGTGCAGCTGTTGCCGGTGCAGCAAACTCAGATGGCTCACTTGTATCAGGTTCAGCAGACAATTTAAGATGGGAGATAGCAAACGTAAATAATACGAGAGGAACTTTCTCATTAATTGTACGTAGAGCAGACGATAGTACAAAAAACAAAATAATAGTAGAAACATTCAACAACCTATCTTTAGACCCTAATTCTGAAAATTACATTGAAAAAGTAATTGGAAATCAGTCAATTAGCAAAACAACAGACGGGGACAGTAATGTATATGTTTCAACAACAGGAGAATACTTAAACAACTCAGCATACATAAGAGTATCAGCAGTAAGCAGACCTACTATTAACTATTTACTAAACGACGGAGTAACAGTAGGAAGAACTCCAGCAGGAGCTAGCTACTCTGGATCTTTACCAGTAGCACAATCTGGATCATTCCACGGAGCTACCGGAACTAATTTTAAAACAGGATCAGGATCAGGATCATTCGCACACTTCTTTGACAATATTGATGACTTTAACACACAAGGAATCAAAGCTACAAACTATGCAGATGCAATTTCAATCTTAAATAATCCAGATGAATATAAATTTAAAACAATATTTACACCGGGTTTAATTTATGAATATGGAACACATAAAACTCAAATAGACAGTGTAATTTCTTTAGCAGAAAGCAGAGGAGATTGTATTTATGTATTTGATTTAGTAGGAAAAGGAACAACAGTAGCTGAAACAGCAACGAATGCAGGAACAGTAAACAGCTCATATGCAGCAACATACTGGCCTTGGTTACAAACTCAAGCTGCAACAGGTAAAAACGAATGGATACCAGCTTCAACAGTAATAGGAGGAGTTTATGCATTTACAGATGGATCTTCAGCACCTTGGTATTCACCAGCAGGATTTATAAGAGGAGGAATTCCAAACGTAATTCAAGCAGAGAGAAAATTATCAAGATCAGATAAAGATACTTTATATGCAGCTAATGTTAACCCAGTAGCTACTTTCCCTGGACAAGGAATTGTTATAATGGGACAAAAAACATTATTGAAAAAAGCTTCATCTTTAGATAGAGTAAATGTTAGACGATTAGTAATTGAATTAAAAGACTTTATCGGAAAACAAGCTAATGAGTTGATATTTGAACAGAATACAAATGCAACAAGAAATAAATTCTTATCAAACGTTAATCCATACTTAGAAAATGTAGTACAAAGACAAGGACTATATTCTTTTAACGTAGTAATGGACGACACTAATAACACAGCAGATGTAATCGATAGAAATCAGTTAATCGGACAAATATATATACAGCCAACAAAATCTGTTGAGTATATCATGCTTGATTTCATACTAGAACCTACCGGAGCAACATTTAACGCGTAATTTTAGATACGTTGATATTTATAATAAAGAGAAAAGAATAAAATTAAAAAAAAATATAAAAACAAATGAGCGTACTTAATTCATCCGAGATAATGTTTAGAGCTTTCGAGCCGAAGGTACAAAACAGATTTATCTTATACACAGATCAAATCCCAGCTTTTATGATTAAGAAAGTAAAAGCTCCTAGTTTTGAAGATACTGAAATTAAACTTGACCATATCAACACATATAGAAAAATACGTGGTAAAAGAGAATGGAAAGATATAGAGTTAACACTTTATGATCCAATCACACCTTCAGCAGCACAGTCTGTAATGGAATGGGCACGTCTATCTTATGAGTCAGTAACTGGAAGAGCAGGATATTCAGACTTTTATAAAAAAGATTTAACTATTAATATTTTAGGCCCAGTTGGAGATATTGTTTCTGAGTGGATTGTAAAAGGTGCATTTATTAAATCAATGTCTCAAGGAGACTTCGATTGGAGTGCAGATGGAGCAGTTGAACTAACACTTTCATTAGGACTTGACTACGCTGTACTCAACTACTAAAACGTGTACTAAATTACTGGTTTACATAAACTATGCCTGTTTACATTAAAGTAAATGGGCATTTTTTATTGTGGATTATCGAGAAGAACTGTAATCTCTACCGGAAAGCAGGCAGTATAAGAAAAATATGAAGAATATACAGAGAATAGTTGTATAGTAAATATATTAACCGTATATTTATATTTAGAATAAGTTATTAATAAATAAAATTTATGAGCACAGAACAAAAATTCCCTACAGAAGACGTAGAATTACCATCAGAAGGACTCTTATATCCATTAGATTCACCATTATCCTCAGGAAAAGTAGAAATGAAGTACATGACTGCTAAAGAAGAAGATATTCTTACAAATCAAAACTACATCGAAAAGGGAGTAGTGATTGATAAATTACTTCAAGCTTTAATTGTAGATAAAAGTATTGATTACAACAGTTTACTGGTGGGAGATAAAAATGCATTACTAGTAGCTGCTAGAGTATTAGGGTACGGTAAAGACTATGAGTTTATCTACGCAGGAGAAAAAGAAGTAGTTGACCTATCTTTACTTTCAAATAAGAGAATAGACAAGACTATGCTTAAAGACGGTAAAAATGAGCTTAGCTTTAAGTTACCTAACTCTGGAATTGAACTAACCTTTAAATTACTTACCCATGGAGATGAAATGAAAATCGACCAAGAGGTAAGAGGATTAAAAAAAATGGATAAAAACAGCTCAGCTGAACTATCCACAAGGCTTAAGCACATGATACTTTCAGTAGATGGAAACACAGATAATCCATTTATTAGACAATTTGTAGATAATAGATTTCTTGCAATGGACTCCAGAGCATTTAGAAAGTACATACAAATAGTTCAACCAGATGTAGATCTAAAATTTTACCCAGAGAACGGACCGGAAGGAGGGGTAGAGATCCCGATTGGGATTAACTTTCTTTGGCCTGACGCTAGACTATAGAGCAAATGTCTATAGCCGAGTACATGAGATTGTTTTTCATGGGAAAGGGGGGTATGATTATGCAACAGTTTATAATATGCCAATCTGGTTAAGAAACTATACATTCTATAAAATAAAAGAATTCTACGATAAGGAAAAAGAAAATAGTGAACCTCCAGAGAATTTACCTAAAAGAGGTCCGGCAATTAAACAGCCTACCTATAGTACAAAGGCTCCTAAGTAATGGGAGTCTTTACTATTTATACTATATAGAGATATTATAATGGCAAATACAAATAAGGATCTTCAAGAAGCAAAACAACTCTTACTGGATTTAAACCGTTTAAGGTCACAGCTTAATAAACAACCGTTAAAATTAGCAGACGAGGAACTTCTTAAGCAGTTAAAATCTTTACCGAGAGATATCGAAGCAACCAGAAAAGAACTGGATAATGCTTCATTTTCAGCTTCCGGACTATATAACACACTTAGAGAAATAACTTCTGAATTTAAAGGACAAAAAAACGAAGTAATAAAAGTACGGGGCGCTTTTAGACAGTTAGAAGATGCCGCACAGAAACTTAAGTTAGATGAACAGGGAATTGTTGATTTAACTCGTAACCAGTTGGAAGCTATACAGGAGAAGTTAGTTAAAAATGAGGCAATAGTAGATCAAGAAGCAAGAAGGCTAATTAGTAGCGCAGCCATAGGAAAGGAACTTGAGGAAGAAGTTAAGAACTGGCGAGATATGGGAGCATCGGTAGATGATATAAATGATCTCGTCTCAGATATGTTAAGAAGCACAAAGGACTTATCAGAGGAACAAAAAGCATCTATACAGTATTATTACGATCAGCATAAGACAGTAGGGCAGATAGTTAAAGCAGTAGAGAAAAGGTTAGAGGTAGAGAAGAAGATTAGTGAACTAATGGGCGTAACCGGCGCAGTTGTAGGGGGTCTAGGAGCATTAATGGAGAGACTTGGGATGAGGTCGGGTATCTTCCACGATGCTATGAGAGATTCAGCTGATGAAATGCGAGAAATGGCAAAAGATACAGCTAACGGTGTCGCTAAATTCTCACAACTTCAGATAGCAGCCAAAGGTTTTTCTACCGTAGCTAAAGGATTTGGAAAAGCATTATTAGACCCTGCCGCTATCATAGGTAAAATTGCACAAGGGTTCTTTGATGTAAATAAAGCTTCAGTTGAATTGACAAGACTTACAGGAGAGACCGCAAGCGGTGTTGCCAATGTCAATATGAATTTAATCTCATCTGTTGATTTTCTTGAAACAGCAGCAGAATTAACAAAGCAGATAGGAATGTCTGCAACAAATATCTTTTCAAGTAAAACTCTAGCAGCTGTAGCGGAAGCTAAAAACCTTTTAGGACTAACAGCTAAAGAAGCAGGAAACCTAGCAAGATTTTCGGACCTATCAGGAGTAGCGGTAGAGGATTATAATGAAAACATATACGGGACAGTAAATGCATATAATTCTGCAAACCGATCTGGGGTAGCCCATGGAATTGTACTACAAGATGTTCTAAATGCATCAGATGATGTATCAGTATCTTTAGGAGGACAGCCAGGTAAAATAGCAGCAGCAGCAGCAGCAGCAAGAGGGCTGGGATTAGATTTAGCTAAAGTTAATCAAATAGCAGATGGAATGTTGGATTTTGAATCCTCTATATCAGCTGAGATGGAAGCTCAACTATTGACAGGAAAGAGTATGAATTTGGCTAAAGCTAGAGAATACGCACTAACCAATGACTTAGAAGGATTATCAAATGAGCTAAAAAAGAATGGAGCCTCGGCAGTTGAATTTGCAAACATGGGTAGAGTTGCCCAAAGCGCATTAGCAAAATCACTGGGGATGTCAAGAGAAGAACTTGCCAAAACTGTTCTTACTCAAGAAGAGATGAATGGTATGACTGAAGATCAAATTGCTAAAGCTCGAGGAGTTACTTTAGAGCAATCAAAAGCAATGGATGTTCAAGCTAAGATGGAAAAATCAATTGCAAAACTAACAGAAGCATTTGCACCCATGTTAGACATCCTTATACCTATAGTGGAGATACTTTCGAAGATGGTAAGACTCATTGCAGCTCCAATATCATGGGTATTGAAACTTGCATCAATTTTCAGCGACAGACTAACACCGGCGATTGAAGATACAGATAACTGGTTCACGAAATTATGGAAGAACTTTGCAGCAGCTTTGGCTGCAATTCCAAAACTTATAGCGGGAATAGGTATATTAGGTCTAGCAAGCGCATTGAAAAACCTGCTATCAGGAAAAAGTTTTACAACTGGAATCTTTACTAAGATTAAAGAAGCCTTCACAGGTATGGGAAAAGCAGGTGGAGGAATTCTCGATACTTTAAAAGAAAAAGTTGCAAAAATTTTTACTAAGCCAAAAGGAGGTGGACCTATTGAAGATTTAGAAGAGAAAATTAAAGAAAAAGCAGGAGATAAAGTAGAGGACTTAGTAGAAGGGTCAAATGAGATAAAACCGGAAGTGCCGCAACCAGCAGAACCAAAAAGCTCAGGACAGAAGATAAAAGAATTTCTTACAAATCTAGCAGCCGGTTTAAAAGAAATGGCTTCTATAGAAGTTACTAAAGGTGCCTTGAATCTAATACCTGCTTCGATAGGATTAATAGCTTTTATACCTGGATACTTTGGGGCTAGATTAATTCAAAGTTTAGATGGTGAAAAATTAAAAGCAGGGCTAGAAGGATTAGCAAATGGATTAAAAGAAATGGGAACAGGTAAAGTGTTTTTAGGTTCGTTAGCACTTGTAACAGCTTC